TATGGGCAACGATGCACCAATGGGAAGTAATGGCCCAGACCGTTATATAACAGGCATGATGTTTAACTGGAATGTGATGTATAAACACATAATTGATTCTGTTGCAAACGGAACGTGGAAACCAAATCAAAAATTGAATTGGGGTCTAAAGAAAAATTGTGTGGGGTTGAGTCCGTGGGGAGTTAATGTTCCCGGCAAGGTAATCAACAAGGTTGAAACAATCAAAATGGATTGGGTCAATGACAAATACGATCGGTTCCACCCATTCAGTTCTGGGTTTACAAAACTAGATGGTACTAAAGTTTATGCAGGAGAAGTCAAACGGCTTCAGCTTGATACGATGGACTACTTTGTACAAGGCGTAAAGACAAATCTCTAAGAGGAATGAGTGGGGGTAACTCATGGACGAGTTCTTCCATTCATCACAGATAAAGTATAATGGAAACAGAGACTTATATATTTAATACCTTCCTCCTTTTATTTTCCGGAATACTGGTCTTCTTTATGGCCGCAGGATTCTCGATGTTGGAAGCGGGGATGTGTCGAACAAAAAACACGGTAGCTATTCTAACAAAAAATATCTGTCTTTATAGTATTGCCTGTATATCATTTTATGCTATAGGTTATTTTTTAATGTATGGTACTATAGTAGATGGTGATCATTCAGGTGCAGCTGATTTCTTTTTTCAAGTAGTTTTTGTCGCAACAGCAGCTTCAATCATATCTGGAACGATTGCAGAAAGAATGAAGTTCTGGCCGTTTATGGCATTCGTTACGGTTTTAACCGCAATCATTTATCCAATTCAGGGAGCCTGGACATGGGGAGGGGGTTGGTTATCAGAGATGGGGTTCTCTGATTTCGCAGGTTCGACTATCGTGCATTCAGTCGGTGGATGGGCTGCACTTGCCGGGGTTTTACTCTTGGGTGCAAGACACGGTAAATATAATAAGGATGGAAAATCTAATCTTATTCTGCCGTCAAATCTTCCACTAGCTACTTTGGGAACTTTTATTCTTTGGTTTGGTTGGTTTGGATTCAATGGGGGCTCTCAACTCGCAATGGGGTCTAAGGAAGATATCAATGCAATCGCAAATGTAATTCTCAATACAAATATGGCTGCGTGTGCGGGTGCGGTGATGGCTGCAATATTGACTCAATTACTCTATAAAAAAGTGGATCTCACTTTAGTCCTAAATGGTGCTCTTGCAGGATTAGTATCAATTACTGCTGGACCAGATTACCCAACAATGGGAGTTGCGGTGATTATTGGTGCAATCGGTGCAAGTTTTGCGGTGATTGCAATTCCGATGCTTGACAGAATAAAAATTGATGATCCAGTAGGGGCATTATCTGTTCACCTCGTAGCGGGGATTTGGGGTACTCTAGCAGTAGGAATATTTGGTGAGGGGTCGGTGTTGACTCAATTGGTAGGCGTGACAGCAATAGGTGCATTTACATTTGTATCTAGTTTGGTAGTCTGGAAGACTCTTCAGATTGCAATGGGGCTCAGGATATCTTTAGATAATGAGACTCAAGGAATGGATCTTTCAGAATTTGGACTATCTGCATATAGTAAGGTTACTGGAACAGTATCGTTAGAACATAAAAATGCAGAATTAGGTGCGGTGTAAAAAAGACTTGACTTTTGCGTTTTTTTATTATATAATAACTATGTTAGGTTTGATGTGAAAACTCCTCTAGAGGTAACTTCAGAATTGGTTGATCAAGGCCTTGGAGAAATCCATAAGGTTTACACTGGAAATTCTGAGTTTGAAACTTATTTTATTTATACTGGTGAGTCTCCTATTATTATTGATGAGCTGACTCTTAATACTGGTGATATGTACGATATTACATACTGGCATTACAATGACTGATAAAAATCCTGTGATAAGTGTAAAAGACGGGAAAATATGTATTAATGGTAAGACATTTGAACACGATGAATTACGAGAATCGAAAGAATATTTACAGAGTATAGCTGCTGAAGAGGCATTTTTTTATTCTGAAAATGAGGATGAGATGGAAGAACTTCATGATATAATTAAAAAAATGGGAGAAATTTCACCAGAGGCTTCAGGTGATGAGATTTTTTCATACTACCTGAATTAAATAAAAGACTTGACATTTGGGTTTCATTGTAGTATAATATAGGTATGTTAAATAATAATAAAAGATTTTCTTCTTTAGAGGAAGCATCAATAGCGGCCATAGTTGTTGCAAATGTATTGGAGGCTAATGTTCCAATCTATGCAAATTACGCAGACCCTACTGAATACTATCTCTGGAATGGGGATGAATTTATTGAATGGGTTAAACCTTCGTTATTGGAGTCTAATGACTATTAAACGGAATCTTTCAGATACTCGTAAACAACAACTTCGTGACCAATTAGAAAGGGCACGGGCCAACCGCAAACCAGCAGAATATAAGAATGTGCATCCTAGTGTCCTTGCAAAATTAGATGACAATAACTATTCTTTTAAAAAAGTGAAAGAGTGGATTAGGGAGTCTAAGGATCAGGTTGCTGCTTATAATAAGACTGCAAAAAATCCAAAAGGTACACCCCAAGATAAACAAAGGGCAGCTAATCTTAGAGATAATAAGAAAGCTTATATTCGTCAATGTGAACATTATCTAAAACATGGTGATTGGATTTCAATGAAATCTGGACTACATGAGGAGCATACTGTAGTACCTAAATGTGTTGCAATGGCTTATTTTCCTGATGGAACTCCTAAGAGAACTGTTGGAATATATTATCCAGATCTTGGGGCTACATGGACAAAGGAATTGGATGGGCAAAGTCATAAAGTTTCCTACTAATTATGTACCAGAACATCCTCCTGAAGCTTATCCCGCTGATATACGAGATAAAGAAATTGCAGAGAAAAATATTGCATGGTGTGAAGAACTTGCAGAAGGATTGATGTATTCTTGTCTTAGGAATTTGCAGAAAAGTGGTGTAAATCTTGTAGATAAAGATACTGTAGGTCAGTTATCTTTTTTAGCAGAAAGCATTAAGTCAGTAGTATATTATGAAAAAAAAATATATCATCCTTTACAGGAATTTGCAGATAGTTTTGTATCTCTTGAAGATACAAAAACCCCATCAGGAGATCCAGCTATAAAGGGTGATTTTAACATATTAAAGTTTAATGCGTGGATGAGTCGTAATAATATTTTAGATGAATTAAATTTTGAAGACCCACCACCAGAACCAGTACCTGCATAACCCACTAACTCTAACTTAATAATATTAGAAGATTATGATATTGATTGATTTATCTCAAATTATGATGGCATCTACTATGATGTCAATGAAGAAGGGTCAGACTGAGGTTGACTTAGGATTTATAAGGCATTCTATATTGAATAGTCTTAGGATGTACCGTCAGAAGTACTATAATGATTATGGAGAATTGGTGATATGTTGTGATGACAGACAATCATGGAGAAGGGATTATTTTCCCCAATACAAGGCAGGGCGAAAATCAGGTAGAGATTCTTCTCCACTTAATTGGACTCAAATATTTGAGTGCTTTGACACCATTAAATCAGAGCTCAACACCATATTCCCATATAAATTTATTCAGGTAAAAAAGGCAGAAGCCGATGACATTATCGGTGTACTGTCCAGAGAATGGACTGGAGCTGGTCCAACTATGATTATATCTAGTGATAAGGATTTCATTCAACTTCAAAAATTCCGTCACACTATACGTCAGTGGAGTCCAGTTACTAAGAAATTGGTTAATGGCAACGACCCAAATATTTACTTACAAGAACATATTATTAAAGGAGACAAATCTGATGGAATTCCAAATATACTAAGTACCGATAACAGTATTGTAGAGGGTATAAGACAACGACCAATTACTAAGAAATATCTTCAGAATTGGTCTGAAATGACTATGAATGATGATGAGCTTAGAAATTATCATAGGAATCAAAAATTAATTGATTTAGCAGAAACCCCGAAAGAAATTGAGACTGAAATTATGTATCAGTATAATCAAGATCCGGAAGGTGGCCGTAAGGGTCTTTTGAACTTCTTTATTGAGAAGAAACTTAATAACCTAATTGAAACTATAGGAGAATTCTAATGACAGAACTATTATCTGAAATTTTAACAAGAGTAAATAACGCTAAAACCAAACCAGCCAAGGTGAAAATATTAAAAGAGGAGAATTGCCTTCCTCTTAGACAGATTTTGATCTGGGCCTTTGACCCAAGTGTTGTATCTGCTGTACCTAGTGGTAAACCTCCATTTATAGAAAATGATGCACCAGCTGGGACAGAGCATACCACCTTGAGACAAAATTCTGATAAACTTTATAAGTTTGTGAAGGGTGGAGAAGATAAACTTGAATCTACGAGGCGAGAAACTATGTTCATTCAATTGCTGGAAGGGCTGCATAAGGATGAGGCTGAGTTACTTTGTAATGTTAAAGACAAAACTCTTTCGCAAGTGTACAAGGGGTTATCCAGTACTGTTGTAAAAGAAGGGCTGGGACTAAATGAAGAATATAAAGTCATATAAATATAATACAGTCTTTAATTAGGGAGTCAAAATGCAAAACCAGTGTAGGGGATGTGACCGAGGCAACCTATCTCAGCTTCGATCCTAATAATCCCTTCCACAATTTTTTTAATGGTAAACGGTTAAACGATCTGCCGTAGTGGTTTATATTATGCCCTCTAATTTAATAAGACTGAGGATCATTTCAAATAAGGTTATATGAAAAATATATTCATATACACTGTTTTGTTATTTTTAATGACAGTAACTGCACGGCCTATCGGTAGTGCAACAGTAACAGACTCCGAGTCAAAATATGATAATGTAATATTTAATTTTACTATTTTTTCGGAAAATGCCGAAAGAGCTAAGCAATTAAAATGCCTAGCAAAAAATATATACTTTGAGGCTCGGAATGAACCATTTGCAGGGCAACTGGCAGTAGCTATGGTAACCCTAAATCGGGTATATGATGAGAAATTCCCAAATACACTATGTGAGGTAGTATATGAGGGAAGACATTGGGCAAGTGGACACCCTAAACGTCATCGTTGTCAATTTAGTTGGTATTGTGATGGAAACTCAGATAATGTTTTGAACAAAACGGCTTTCAAACAGTCGCAAAATATTGCTTCAATTGCATCGGAGGCTTATTTAGAAATAAAGGAGCAGGGACTAGATATAACAGAGGGGGCTAGATACTATCATACTTATGAAGTCAGCCCATCATGGTCAAAAGTTTATCCAGTAGTTGGACGAATAGGAGACCATATTTTCTATAGGTGAAATAAATATGTTAAAGAAGGAAACGGAAAGGGAATTAAGAGAAAAAATGGATAGATATTCTAGAATTACAGAGGAATGTGTTAGTAGTTGGACTGGCGGTGAGTTATATAATTGCTTCAGGGAAGTTACTGATTGCTTACATTCAATAGAGAATAGGGAAGGTTTCACTCAAGTTGGGTGGAAACAATTTCAACGAATCGAGCACGAATTAGTAAAAATATTTGCAACGAAAAAGAACAATGCCGACTTATCAATATGAATGTAAAAAATGTGGATTGGAGTTTGAAGAAATTCATAAAATAAATGAAAGAAACATTCCATGCGAAGCTCAACCCAATCCAAAATGTGGTGTATATACTGCACAATCGCAATGCGATATAGCGGAGTGCTTGGTAGAAATAGTACCACAATTGCCCTCTATGATTTCTATGAGAGATGGTTGGAGAAAACATACCGATGATGGATGGAAAGATACTCTGAAGGAAATTAAGAAAAATAACCCAGGCAGTTCATTAGATGTTTAAATTATGAATAAATCACAAATGATTACCCTTGAGGAAATGGTTGAGATCAAGGGGATCACGAAAAACCAAGAGGCGGTCATTAAAGAATATAAAGGTGGCAAGTGTCTATTTTTATATGGATCGGCAGGAACAGGGAAGACTTTTATCACACTGTATAACGCATTAAAAGAAGTACTCGACCCCAAGACACCATATAATTGTGTGTATATTGTACGGTCTTTAATATCAACCAGAGAGCTTGGATTCCTGCCCGGTGATGAAGAAGATAAGGCTGCATTATATCAAGTACCGTATGATAATATGATTAGGTTTATGTTTAAGATGCCTACAGAAGATCAGTTTCAGTCCCTGTATGTCCGTCTTAAACAACAAGGAAATCTAATGTTTTTGTCCACCTCTTTTCTACGAGGAATAACATTGGACAACGCTATTATAATTGTGGATGAGAGTCAGAATTTGAATTTCCATGAGCTCGATACAATTATGACAAGAGTAGGTCAAGATTCTAAGATTATGTTTTGTGGCGACTTTGACCAAACAGATTTGACTAAGGATAAAGAAAAAGAAGGCCTTGGTTATTTTATGAGAATAATTGATGGAATGAAAGATTTCTATTCATACGAATTTGATATAGGTGATATTGTCCGTAGTGGATTAGTCAGGTCATATATCGTTCAAAAATATAATACAAGCTTGGGAGATACAGAATGAATATTATAGAATGGGTTAAATCGTTATTATTGCCGATTTCCCACCCAGAACCAGAAGAGGTAATACAACCAGCACCACCTCCAGATGAGGTGGTGGAGAAAAAGAAACCTGCTGTTAAAAAGAAAAAAGCAGCAGTAAAGAAACCCAAAAAAACTAAAGGAAAATCGAAATGAGACTTTCTAGAAATTTTAGTTTAAGGGA